CCAACAATGCAGTGGATGATGATGGCATCAATCTTGCTCCTGCGGGGGCTGGTTTTGTTTTTCGTGATGTTGGTATAGGTTACAAGAGGGCTGTTGCTCATTCTGTACCTCCTTTTTTAGTCTTTCAGCACGATCTCAGCCAGGCGGATGGCAGCGTCCACGCCATACTGCTTGGCAAAGAGGCGCACAAACTTTTGGGCATATTTCGCCCGGTTTTCATTTTTGGATTTCCACAGGTAAAAGCCGCCCCAGGTGCCATCAACCACAAAGGATGTGCCAGCCAAAGCGGCAAGGGCGGTGACATCGTGCTCAGTTGCTACATTGATGACCACCACAGCAATAATCAACAGCACCGTGATTGTGCTGTGCAGCACCAGCATCTTTTTTGAAAACTCCATCACCGCCCTCCTCTCTTAATACAGTGCGTGGACACCCTGCTCAGTCAAAAAGTCTTTCTGTTCATGTTTGACCTTGCGGGCATATTCCAGGGCTGCCTCCATCTCGCCATTGCAATGCCCATTTTTCAGAGCCTCTGCGGTGGCCTCTCCCAAAGCGATGGCAGCGCCGGTGCTACGGATGATAAGCACCTCATTTTTCTCACGGGCTCTTTCCCTTGCCTCCTGGGCCTCCTCACGCTTGGTGATGCGCCGCTGGAGCATCCAGGAGCAAAAAGCCGTGATTGCTGTGGGGATGCCCAAAAGAGCAAGCAGCCCGGAAAGTGAGATTTCAATGACCATGGGGACCGCCTCCTTTATTCAGTGGCAGCGTCCCAGCCGTAAACGCCAGGCTCCCACACATTGCCGTCAACCGTAGAAATCCAGTGCTGGTCATTGTGGGTGACCTTAGCACCTGCCGCATAGGCATCATGTGCGCCCACAGGCTGGCTCCATGCGGGCCACTCCTCAGCGGGGTCACTGGTCACAGCCCACAGGGATGTGGCCACATCGGGCTCCCAGCCGGTCTGGGAGGTGTGGGCCTGTACGCAACGGTACAGGACACCGTTGTGCTGGCGGAGCTGGCCCACAGAATAGGCCACGCCGGGCACCCAGGCCGCAAAGAGCATGGACTGCTCAGATGCAGTGACATCATCCACCTGGCCGCTCTCAGCCAGCACCACAAAGGCAATGGCGGCGGCATCGTTGCGCTGCTGTTCGTAGCGCTTGGCCTCATTGATCTCCTTGAGGCTCTTGTTGGTTGCTTTGATACCCATTACTGAAATGCACCTCCGATGTTAGAAATATAGCCGCCCACATCACTTGCGCCTCTGCTCACGGTGAGCTTGAAGTTGAACGCAAAGCCGTTGGCGGCAGTCTGGTTGGTAAAGACATGGTTGGCACCGGCCAGGATGTCTGCGGTGGCATCCTCCCACACGGGGCTGGTGTCATTGGCGTTGTTGGTGACCAGCACCTCCAGGTCTGCATCATCGGGGATGGAGCCCAGGACGGTAGCAACCATGACAGAAATGAGGTCATCTGCCTCCAGAGCATCTGCCAGGGTCACAGTGGCCGTGGTGATCTTTTTGGAGAAAGTCACCGTAAACTCTGCACTGTCGGCCTTGCCATCATTGGCCACCACCTTGAGGGTGTGGGTGCCGTTGAGGATTTTCTGGTAGTTGGCGGCGGTCACGCACTCAAAGGTGTTGGTGGCACCCAGCACTGCGGTGTAGGAGCGCTTGAGCGTGCCGTCCAGATACTCCTTGACGGTGACAGCATCGCCGTCAACATCGTTGACAGTATAAGTGAGATTAAAGCCCTCAGCCTTGGTGCCCAGGTTTGCGCCGTTGGTAGTTCCGCTGGTGATGGTGGGCGCAGTGTTGACGGACACAGAGCCGTCATCGCTGACAGAGAGGGTGGAGGGGAGAGTGAAAGCGGGGCGGGACCCGTAGGTATAGGTGCAGAAGTTGCCGTCGACATTGCCGCCAGTGTTCAAGTAGTAGGCGCTGCGGGTGCTGTTCGTGTTCGGGGAGCGGGTCCACTGAGTAACCGCAGAGCCGTTGCGGTAGGCAATCTGCAAGCTGCTGGCGATAGACAGTGCAGAGCCCTCCGTGTTGGCGTAGCTGGCGGTCTTGCCCAGCTCAGTGACGGACAGCAGGAAAATGGCACGGGTCAGCGTGGTCACGCTGGTGGAGCCGTTGCCGGGGGTGTAGTAAAAATTGGTGGTGCCAATAACGCTCTGGATGTCAGCGTCCAGCAGCCCCTTGTAGGTGCTGTTGAGCCAGGTGTCAATGGCACTGGATGCGTAGGCGTTTACATTGGAGCTGTGCCATGCACGGGTGTCATAGCAGTCCTTGCGGACCACCAGGGTGCGCCCCGCACCGTTGAGGCCGCTCTCATAGTCATGTTTGGCAACATAAAACTCCGCCAGCACGCCGCTCTCATTGAGCTTGATGATACTGCCAACGGCTTTGTTGCCCAGGGTAGTTGTGGCCATAGATCAGATTTCCTCCTTTAGAATGTTTTGCACACGGTCCCGCACCTGTTGGCGCAGGTTCCAAGTGTTGCCATGAGCTGCATGGGCATCCCACGCTTGCCAGGATTGCAAAATCTGCTCACGGGTGACCAGTCCGGCGGGATAGTCCCGCTCCCAGCGGCGGAGCTTGGCACGCATCCGCTTGACGCTGCTGTGGCGCAGCTTGCGGATGACCTTGCCGCTCTCCGTGAGGTAGGTGTGAAAGCCCAAAAAGTCAATCCCGTTTCTCAGCGGGAAAATCTGGGTTTTCTCATTCAGCTCAAGGCCCAAGCTGTCCATATAGGCCAAGATTTCCTTGAGGCAAAACTGCAAATATTGCTTGTCCGGGTGGATGAGGAAAAAGTCATCCATGTAGCGGCCATAATATTTGATGTGCAGCTTTTCCTTTACGAAGTGGTCAAAGTCATCAAGGAAATACAGGGCAAAGAGCTGTGAGGTTTGATAGCCCAGAGGCAAGCCGTCTGAGCAGTCAATGTAGGTGCAAAGCAGATCATAAACCACAGGCTCAAGGTCCAGCTTTTTGAGCTTTTCCTTGAGCCTGTCATGGTCGATGCTTGCAAAGAATTTCCGCACATCGCATTTGAGGACCCAGCCCTCGGCAGTGCGGTTTTTGTTCCAGTAGTCTATGAAAAAGCCCCGGAGCCTGTCCAGGCCAAAGTGGAGCCCCTTGTTTTTCTGGGATGCGTAGTTATCCAGGATAAAACTTTGTGTGATGCGGTCATAAAGCAGGTTGTCCACAATGGCGTGCTGGACCACCTTATCCACAAAGGCTGGAGCCTGTACCAGTCTTTTCTTGGGCTCATAGACATAGAACACACGGAAAACACCGGGCCGGTATATCTTGGTGCTCAAGATGTAAACCAGGTTGACGATGTTTTCCAGCAGGTGCACCTCATAGTGTGCGGTGGCCGCTCTGGAGCGTTTCCCTCTCCGGGCGGCAAGGTATGCTTTGTAGAGCACCGCAAAGGTGCATATTTCTCTGAAACTCAATAGGGGTTTCTTAATCATCAAACGGATGGCCTCCTGTCTGCTTGGCGGCTGGCCACCCTCTCATCATGTGCCGTTCCGGGGCCGGTAATTGACAGGCCCAGCAGCCCGCAGCCAGTTCTTGAGAGGCGGCGGGCATCAGCGCAATGTATTCGCCTTGCGTGAGCAAGGCTGGGTATGACCTCCTTTGATGCGATGGATGGCGCAGCTTTCAGCTTTGGGCTTACTCGGTCGGACCTTACCATCAGAGCGGGGCGGGACCCGTTGGTATTGGTGCAGTTGTTGTTGTTGACATTGCCGTTAGTGTTCAAGTAGTAGGCGTTGTTGGTGTTGTTCGTGTTCGGGGAGTACAGTGGAAAAATAGGTCATACCCAAATATAACGGCTCTTGGCCGGTATATCCGTTTAGGTGCGGCGCATTGCCTCTGCAATCTGTTGGGCCATCTGGCCCATCTTGGCAAGCTCTTGAGCCGTTTTGGCCTCCCGCAGAGCTGCCGCACGGTTGGCATCGTTGCGCCGCCAGTTAAAGGCCTTTTGCTTGATGGGACGGACAAGCTCCGCCCAATAGTGGCACTGGTCACCCGTGATGTATTTGCGCTTAAAGCTCATGTTGATGTACTGGAGCATGGTGTCACACTTTACCAGCACACGGTCCAGATCAGAAAGCCTCTGCTCATATTCGGTTTCAAAATACCGGCCATCAGCAGAGATGCAAAGCTCCAGGATGTCAGCAGCACAGTCCTCAAGCCGGGCACAGAGGTGGAATGTCTGGGACTTGGGAAAATGGGGCTTGCCATCATCCTTGACCTTTTCGTATAAGTCACGGTCAATGAGCTGGCCATTTTCCTGCACCAGAGCCTTTACCTTGCGGTATTCGATTTCTTTGGCCTTGACCCTCTGGATGGTGTAGTCCAGCAGGTCATTGGCCAGCGGGATGATGTCATAATTGGGCATTAAAACTCAATCCTCGCATAAGGCTCATTCCACACGCCCGTCACCACCAGGCCTGTCAAATTGGCAAAAGTCACCTCAAAAGAGTTGCCGGTGACATTAGTGCCGTATTTCAGCTCCAGAGATGCAAGGCGGCTGTCCAAGCCGGACACGGCCACCTGCGTGGCAGGGTGCGCCTCAGCGTCATTGTTGTGCTCAGTAACAGCATCCTCCACCAGTGCGTCCGTTTCGGGCTTGGTGTAGACATCGCCCTGCTGCACAGAGTTGAGCGCCAGGGCACGGATGTCTGCGTGGCAGGTAGCACTTGCATTGTGGTCGGAGATGGCAGCATCAAGCTCCTCCTGGCTGATAGCATCCAGGGAGGGATTGATGATAAACTCCACCACAGAGGCATCCGCCACAATGATGTGCATGAGCATGGTGAGCTTGCCGGACACGCCGCCGGTGATGGCCACCTTTTCCGTGTCGGGGGTGTTGCAGATGGCGATGAGGTCACCGCTCTCACTGTAAAGGCCCAGCTCACGGACCACAAAACCACCCACATCATCCGGGATGACAATTTTGACATCCAGCATGTTGGGGGTTTCCATGTTGATCTGAGCGGAGGCAATGCCGCCACGCCAGCACTCATTGACAAGGGCGGGTTGTGTGACGGTGGGCTGGTAATACGCACCACCACCGTCACCGGCGGCAGCCTCAGAGATAACCAGGGCGGTGCCGTTGAGGATGCACTCAGCAATCATCTCAGCACCAGCCGTGGTGATGATAGTACCGTATCTATTGGCCATGTTCTTTTACTCCTCCTGTTCTATGGGATAGATTTCAATGCGGGAGCTATATTCCAGAGCGCCCACCATGATGGACCCGCCGGAGCTCTCCAGCTCATTGACGATGTACGGCCAGATTTCCATTTCATTGGCGATCTCAGTAAAAGCGCCGTGAGAAATGGTGCCATAGGATTGCAGAAACGATGTCATAAGCACCCGCATGTTGGACGGGCGCACCACCAGCAACATGTCCAGGATTTCTGCCGCCAGGCTCTCAGCATTGGGCAGCACATTGTAGTCCAACTGGATGTTGATGGTGTAGTCAGAGATGGTTTCCTCATGCCCGGTGGGTCCGCAGATGCTTGTGAGCCAGTTCTTGAGCCACGGGACAGTATAAGGCAATTCCAAGTTCCACATGGCTTTGATGCGGGCCTTGCGGACCTCCAGCGTGTCCGTGTCTTTGGGAAAGATACGCAGCTCTTTCTCCCACACGCTCACGCCGCTGCTGTCCGCAGTGTCCAGGAATTGGTTGGCCAGGACCAGAGCCAGAGCATCCCACGCAAGGGAGATTTCCGGCTCATTGGCCTCATTGATGGCTTGAAACTCCAGCACCTCTCTGAGCACAGGCGGGAGATAATCAAGGAGCCGCCTATCCATTGACAGCCCCCCTCACAGGGATGCTGTCCGCCCCCAGCACCAGATTGGCCTCAACACCATTGATCTGAGTGCCGCCAATGTCAGTGACCATGGCAGAGCACGCAGACAAAATGCGGCTTTCAATCTGGGAAATGCGGACGGTCAAAAAGTCTGCGGTGGCCCAGCTCTCCGCCAGCTCCGCAAAATACTCATCAATGACCGCCACAACATAGCTCTGGACGGCAGCCCAATCCCATCCCGCTGCATAGGTCAAGTTGAGGGTGATGTCAACCGTTTCCGGCTCCACGCCTACCACATTGACCACATGACCAATGGGCGCAAGGCCCAGGCCCTCCCCAGCGTTTTGCACGGGGTCCACTGCGGTCTGGATTTCCTCAAGGAAAGTGTCAGAGGGCACGGCATTGTTGGATGCCATGATAACAAGGCGCACAGCGCCGCCCACGGTCAGCTTGCGGCTCTGGGCGGCTGTGTATATAGCCGTGAGCCAAGCGGCCACAGGAGCCTCCAGAGAGCCCACAGCGGCCTCATACCATGCGGTGACCTCATCGCCAGGAATAAGCTCAGAGGGGGAAATATCCCCGTTCCATACGGCATGGACTTTGACAGCGCCCACACCGGCGATGGCCCGCACTTTCTCAATGTAGTCTGCCTGGTTGCCTCCAAAGGCCTGGGACTGGAAACTGTCAAGCACACGCTGCCGGAAAGTTTCCGTTTCCTCCTCCTCATCGCCGGGGACAACCAGCTCCACAAGCTCTGCCAGGGTCAAGCCACTCACATACTCAACCGGGATGAGCGTGCCAGCATAGCTGTTGGCCACAGCTCCCACAGTTTCACAGGTGACCTCATGGCTGAGGCGGGTGTCTGTATCGGTGTCATCTGTGAGGCGGCCCGTCACAATGAAATTAAGGTCCTCACAGGAGAAACGGGTGCCAACCGGCACCTCAATGTTGAACACTGCCCGGAACACGGCAGCGCTTGCGGGATATGGGGCCATGTTGCGATCACTGGCCCTTTTGATAAGATACTCACGGGGAGCCGTGAGCAGATAGGTGGCCTGGAAAACA